AGTATTGCCTTAGAATTTGAACCAACCAACGAACGGTTAATAACAAACTTAGAGTTTTATAAGGAATAAAAAATGGCACAAGCGGGATTTACACCGATTAGTTTATACCACAGCACTACACCAGCCGCTACGCCAATTGCAGGCAATCTGGTTGCTGGTGAGTTGGCAATCAACATTGCCGACGGCATTTTGTTTTACAAAGATTCCGCTGGAGTCGTTCAAGAGTTTTCTAGTGGCGGCGGCGCAGCTGGTGGAGCTATTATCACCAACACTACAACGATTAGTGAAAATTACACGTTCCCAGCGGGGATTAATGGCGTTTCAGTTGGTCCAATAACAATTCAAAGTGGCTTTGCGGTCACGGTAGCCAGTGGCCGACGCTGGGTTGTACTTTAAGGAAAAAATATGAGTTCATTAGTTATTGCAGGCGACACATCAGGTTCGGTAACCCTACAAGCACCAGCAGTGTCTGGCTCTACAGTTTTGACTTTGCCAACTACAACTGGCACTGTGATGGCTCCAACATCAAGCGGTACGGCGGGTCAGGTTTTAACTTCGTCTGGTACTGCCACGCCAACTTGGGCATCGCCTGCCTCATCATCTCCTGTCCCTACAATGGCCGTATTAACAAGTGGTACTTCATGGACGGCTCCCGCTGGCGTAACAAAAATCAGAATATATGTAACTGGTGGCGGTGGCGGCGGTAGTTCTGCTGTTAGTAACGAAGTTGGCCCGGGCGGTTCCGCTGGAGCCACAGCAATCAAAGTTTTTACTGTAACCCCAGGAACGTCTTATACCTACGCAGTAGGCGCTGGTGGCGCTGGTGGTACTGGCGGTAACGCGCAACAGGGCGGTACTGACGCCACAAATGGTGGAGAGTCGTCTTTTACTGTTGGTGCAACAACCGTTACTGCGGGAGGTGGGATAGGAGCTGGTAATTCTGCAAACGCTCCCCTTCGTAGTGGAGGCACAGCAAGCGGAGGTGATATTAATATAAACGGTGGTGGCTCATCTGCGGGTGGTAGTAAAAGCAGTACAAGCGCAAATATTCCCGGCGCTAATGGAGGCTCATCTTATTATGGCGGCGGCGGTGGCACAGCAAACACATTAGGTGCGGGTGCGGCTGGCGGGCAAGGACAAGCCTATGGAAGCGGTGGCGGTGGCGCATCAATGAGTACTTCTAATAATGGCGGTAATGGCGCCGCTGGCGTTATCGTTGTTGAATATTAAGGAATAACCATGCAAACTTATGCAGTCATTGAAAACGGAAAAGTAGTCAACGTGTGTTTGGCTACAGCAGAAGATGTTAAGCCTAGTAACTGGGTTTTGTGTGAAAAGGGCGGCATAGATTGGGACTACGTCAACGGTCAGTTTATTGACAACCGACCAAAACCCCCCGAACCCGAACCAGTACCAGCACCAACAAAAGAAGAACTGATGGCAGAACTTGCGGCCCTCACATTAAAAATTCAATCATTGGAGTAACTGATGCCAGTAACAATCACAGGTAACAACACACCCACCGCTGGCGGCGTAACGTACGGCGATGGCGCAACTTACGCAAACACCGCGGCTGGTGCTGCTGGCGGAGTTTTGTATTCTGCAGGAGCTAGTGCCCCTGCGTTTAGTGCAGCTGGAACAGCCGGTCAAGTTCTGACTTCGGCTGGCGCTTCTGCGCCAACATGGACAACTCCGAGCGGAAGTGCTTTGACTTTGCTGTCCACAGTTACTGCCTCCAACTCAGCAACAATGGATATTGAAAATACATTTAGTAGCACTTACGATAAATATTTAATTTCGGTAACTGGTTTAGTTTGTCAAAACGATGGCACGCAATTGCAGATGCTATTAAAAATAGGCGGTACTTATTTAACAACAGCAACATATGTGACTTTTGAAAACAGAACACAAAGCTCAACAAACACTTTTGCTGGGACAAACAATCCTGTTGCTTCGCCCGGCACTTTTGTTTCGGTTCATTCTATCCTTGGAAATACTAGCGGAAGGAATGCTACTTTTGATTTGTATATTTCAAATCCAGCCAGTACAACTCTTCAAAAACTTTTTTATTTTTTAGGGACTGGACATACAAGTGGTGGCGAAGTTAGGTACATACAAGGTATCGGTTGCAACACGGGAACTGCGGCATTAACTGGAGTTCGATTGCAAATGGCTTCCGGAAACATTACAAGCGGCGTTGCCCGTCTTTACGGCATTGCTAACTCATAAAGGAAAAATTATGTCAAGACATCACATGACAGCAGAAGGTCCAGTGCCATTCACTGCAGAAGAAGAGGCAGCAAGAGATGCGGAAGAGGCTTTAGTGTTGGCTCAACAAGCCAACCCGCCAACACCATCCGCACCAACAAAAGAAGAACTGATGGCTGAACTTGCAGCCCTCACAGCAAAAATTAACGCACTGGAGTAATACATGAGTTCAATATCAGCAGGAACAACATCAGGCTCGGCGCTAGTCTCTAGCGGAGATACAACTGGTCAGTTGGTTCTTCAAACCAACGGCACGACTACAGCCGTAACAATCGGCACAAACCAAGTTGTAACTTTGGCACAGCCTTTACCCGTTGCTTCGGGAGGCATAGGATCAACAACCCTCGCTGGTGCAAACATTCCCGCCACTAACGTAGCAAACACGTTTACTGCAACACAGACGTTTGCTGGATCATCCAGTGCTTTGTCAATAATCCTTAATGACACTGCCGAGGTTGCAACAATCTCTGCTACAGCCGCTACAGGCACAATCAACTACGATGTAACTACCCAGTCCGTTCTGTATTACACATCCAATGCCAGTGCTAACTGGACAGTTAACTTTAGAGCATCTAGCGGTACATCGTTAAATACGGCTATGACTACGGGTCAGTCTGTAACGGCTGCGTTCTTGGTTACTCAAGGTGCTACGGCTTATTACAACAACGTAGTACAAGTTGACGGCACAACGGTTACTCCTAAATACCAAGGTGGTACAGCACCAGCGGCAGGTAATGCGTCTAGCGTAGATGTCTATATGTACACCATTGTAAAAACAGGTAACGCCGCATTTACGGTCTTTGCCTCACAAACCAAGTTTGCTTAAGGGACACCTATGCCATTAGTACAAACTAGAGGTGCAGCATCAGCTCAAGGCTTTGGGGAGTTTGCTCAACCCGCTGCCCCAATTTACATCGAGGATGTGTTCAGCACCTACCTTTATGCGGGTGGCACTACAACTCAAACCATTACTAACGGCATTGATTTAGCTGGTAAAGGTGGAATGGTTTGGATTAAAAGTAGGCCAAGCACATATAACCATTCAATTTTTGATTCAGCACGTCCAAGCAATCGCTATCTAAACACAAATACCTCAGATGGTGAATCGGGCGGACCAACTGCAACTTTTCTTGCTACTGGTTTTTCTATCACCGCAAATGATGGGTTTGGCTATGAGAGTCCTTTTGGTGGACCCTACGTATCTTGGACATTCCGTAAACAACCTAAGTTCTATGATGTAGTTACTTATACTGGTAATGGTACAACACAATCTATTGCACACAGCCTTGGCTCAACTCCAGGTTTTGTCATTATCAAAAGCTCCACCCAAACCTCAGATTGGCGTTGCTTTCATAGGTCAACGCCTACAGGGTATTTTTACCTTAACTCATCTGACGCTTTAGAAACTATTAGTGCTGAAAATGTTTACGGTAATAATTCAACAACGGTAGCCCCAACAAGCACAACCATTACCGTGGGTAGCAGCGGGGCGGTAAATGGATCTGGACAAACTTTTGTTGCTTATGTATTCGCCCATAACGCTGGTGGATTTGGTACAGCAGGAACAGATAATGTAATTAGTTGTGGTAGTTATACAGGTACAAGCGCTGTTGGCAACGACCAAAATTTAGGATTTGAGCCACAATGGATTTTGATAAAACGAAATACGGCTGGTAGAGATTGGGAATTAATTGACAATATGCGAGGTTGGGCAACCAATGGAATAGATGCACAACTTCGACCAAATACTTCAGGAGCAGAAGTTAATGCTTCAAATTTAATTGATATAACATCAACTGGATTTAACTTTTCTGCTAGTGGCGCTACTTCATTAAACACTAGCGGAGTTACTTACATCTACATAGCAATCCGTAGAGGGCCAATGAAAGTGCCTACAGATCCTACTACTGTTTTTAGTCCTGTAGCCTATGCTGGAGCTGGAGCTGGAACAACATATACAACTGGCTTTCCCGTTGATATGACATTTGTTAAAGCAAGAAACGCAGTAACCGTAACGGAAGCATGGGACAGATTGCGTGGTAGCTCTCTATATCTATTACCAACTACTACTGATGCAGAAGCTGATTTTGGCTCACAACAATGGTTAGATGACAGAATGACTAGCATTGCATGGAACGCTGGTGATGGCGCTGCTAATAGCGTAGGAAGAAACTTTGTAACATGGAACTTTCGCAGAGCCCCGGGATTCTTTGATGTAGTTTGTTATCCAGGTCCAGGTTTTTCAACTTCAGTGGCACACAATTTAACTGTAGTGCCTCAGATGATAATTGGTAAGTTTAGAAACAGTACTGGTCAATGGTATGTTTATCACGAAGCACTCGGAGATACAACTGAAATTTATTTAAATGCTGGTGGAGCTAATAGTCCAGTTACGCCTTGGGTATTAACAAGCACAACTTTTGCATATAATAGCCTTCAAATTCCAGGTATAGATTATGTAGCATACTTATTTGCCACACTTCCTGGCGTATCTAAAGTTGGCTCTTATTCAGGCACGGGATCTACTCAAACCATTGACTGTGGATTTACTACAGGTGCAAGATTTGTATTAATTAAACGTACTAATGATGTTTTTGGCACAAACAACTGGTTTGTATGGGATACGACTAGAGGAATGGTAAATGGCACAGACCCTCGTTTAGCGTTAAACAATACCGATGCTGAAATTAATAATAACTGGGTCTACACTACATCAACAGGATTTCAAGTCGTTACAAATGATTCCCAAGTTAACGCTTCGGGCGGTTTTTATATCTTTTTAGCTATTGCATAGGGCAAATTATGGAAATTAGAACACAATCAGGTCAGGTCATGTACGAGAGTGAATTTCGTACTCACATGAAAGAAACAACTGGCGCATCGTGGAACCAAACCACCAATGACATCCTAGAATCTTTTGGCGCAACAGTCGTATTGGAAGGTCCACAAGCTACTGGTGGTACGGTATACCAACATAGCCAACGTGCTGGCGTAGAACAAATTGATGGCAAATGGTATACCAAACACATCCTTGGACCCGTCTTTACCGACACCCCCGCAACAGAATTAAGTCCAGCTAAGACAGCAGCCGAGAATGAAGCAGCTTACAAAGCAATGAAAGATGCCGAGCAAGCCAAATCAGTGCGTCAGTCAAGAGATCAAAAGCTAAAAGACTCGGACTGGACACAGGTAGCAGATGCTCCTGTCAATAAAGAAGATTGGGCGGCGTACCGTCAAGCCTTACGCAATTTGCCTAGCGCAGAAGGTTTTCCTTGGACAGTTACTTTCCCTAGCGAACCAGCGTAAACATGGACATGCAAGAACTATTTAACATCGCAATACCGATCATCTGCGGTGTGCTCGGTTGGTTTTGCAGGGAGCTCTGGACTGCTGTCCAGGAACTCAAAGAAGACCTAGCCAAGTTGCGTGAAGAGCTTCCTACGCATTATGTGTCAAAGGAAGACTTTAACGACCGCTGGAACGAGGTACTAAAAGCCCTTCATCGTATTGAAGATAAATTAGATAAAAAAGTCGATAGATAATAATTATAAAAAATGACTATGTATGCCACCAGATCAGTTTGGATTTTTAGAAGGAGCAAAAACTCTTAGCGGCACGATTGACTCGACCAGAGAAAGTGCTAAACAACTAACCAAAAGCATCGAAGGCATCCGACAAGATGGTACCGACGTTGCCCAACAAAGAGCCGAAGAGCGCCGTAGAGCCGCCCGTGAGGCTGAAATCAAAAAGCAAAACGCCCTCATCCGAGCACTGGACGAGTGGAAACGCAAAAAACAAATCTCCGACGAGGAGGCAAATCTAAAAATAAACTTCGTAAAGAAGTACGGCGCAAAGGAGTGGGATGCCCTACTCAAAATCAAACTAGACATTGAGAATCTAGAGAGGAAAAATAATGAAGAGTTTCAACACGATCTTAAAGCAATTCGCCGAGTTCAGCTCTACTGTTTTGCAGCGGCTACGCTCATTGCTTACTACCTTACTTGGGGCCATAAAGGGTAAAAAATAATGTTTCCTCTAACAGCTATCCTTGACATTGGCGGCAAGATACTAGACAAGGTTTTCCCCGATCCAGCACAGGCTGAACAGGCTAAGCTCAAGCTGCTGGAGATGCAGCAAAACGGTGAGCTGGCTCAAATTGCAGCAGATACTGCAGAGCAGCAAGAACTTACTAAACGCCAGCAAGCTGACATGATGAGCGATTCTTGGTTATCTAAGAACATTCGCCCAATGACTCTACTGTTTATCCTTGGCGGCTATTTTATATTTGCCATGATGTCAGCATTTGATTATGATACCAACAAAGCCTATGTAGAACTACTAGGTCAGTGGGGTATGTTAATTATGTCATTTTATTTCGGCGGGCGTACGCTCGAGAAGATCATGGACATGAGAGCGAAAGAAAAAGATGCAACTAAGTGAACACTTTACATTAGAAGAACTTACCCACAC